TCAACTCTGCCCAAGCCAAAATGGAGCGTCTGGCTCTGGAGGGGTTGGATCAGAGGCAATTGATATATCAATTGCTGAAACAGGAGTTTCTGGCGCAGGTGGTGTTGGCGCAATAACCGAAGAAGGAACTGAAGAAACTACTGGCGTCAGCGGAACAGGTGGTGTTGGCGCTGAAGTAATTCAGCTAGAAATCGTTGAAGTTGGTGTGTCTGGCACAGGTGGGGTTGGCAATGAAAGCATCCAAACGGATGTCACCATAACAGAAACTGGTGTTGGCGGCACAGGCGGCGTTGGATTAGAAACACCAGAGCTATCAATCGCTGAAACTGGTGTTGGCGGCACAGGCGGTGTTGGAAGTGCCGTTCCAGAAGAAGAGTTTGGTTGGGGTGCGGGAACGTGGGGCGATGGAGCTTGGGGAGACATTGCTGGTAGGCCACACCCATCTGGTGTAAACGGCACAGGCGGCGTTGGAACGACTGCTGTCTTGCTGATAACAACTTGGGGTCAAGGTGGCTATGGCGAAGGAACGTGGAATTGAGGATGAATGAATGAATTATACAGAGCTAAAAGCCAACATCCAAAATTTTCTAGAAGATGACTCGACTGAGTTCGTCGCCTCAATAGACACAATAATAGCACAGGCTGAAGAAATGGTTTTTCAGAGGCTTCCTAATATGCCTTGTTTTCGTCAAACATCCGCTGCAGCGAATCTCGTGGCAGGGACAGCTTCATATACAATACCAACAGCACGGATGATCCGACAGGTATCAATTACAGACACAAATGTTGTCACGTATCTTGACCACAGAGTAGATTCTTACATTCGTGATTATTGGCCAAATGCCACGACGCAAGGCACTCCACGAATGTACAGCACAGATAGCGCAGGAACGGCAGGAACGGTCATTACGCTGGCTCCCACACCCTCCGCGGCCTTGGCCTATAGCGTAGATTTTATTGCCCCTGAGACGGGATTAAGTAATGCGAATCCAAATACTTGGATTGCAACAAATGCATCAACAGTTCTACTTTCTGCGGCTCTGTTTGAGGCATCGGCGTTTTTAAAAGCGCCAGAGACTCTTTCTCTCTATAAAACTCAACTTGACGAAGCAGTCCAGTTCACAGTACAAGAGATGCAGAGGAACTATACAGCAGAATATAATGGAGGCATATAATGGCTATCACACAAGCAATGAGTACACTCTTTAAAAAAGACGTATTGTTGGGCGACCATCATCTCGACAGCGACAGTATTTATATTGCGCTGTATACGAGCAGCGCGACACTGAGCGCGGCAACGGATGGTTATATAACCAGTAATGAAGTTGCCAACGGCAATGGATACACTACAGGCGGCAACGCATTGTCTAGCAAGGCGGTCACCGAAAACAGTACAAGTGGTGTTTTCGATGCGGCTGACCCAGAATGGACAAGCGCAACATTCACAGCTCGTGGCGCTTTGATTTACAACAAAACGCTAGGCGATGCATCTTCAAACGCAAGAGGCGCAATTGCCATTCTTGATTTTGGCGGTGACTTTTCTGTTTCTGGTGGTACTTTTAAAATTGTATTCCCAGCAGCAACTGCAAACAATGCAATTGTAAGGATCGACTAAAATGGCTTCAACCTATGACAATGACTTACGCCTCAATGAAATGGCGACTGGCGATCAGTCGGGCGCATGGGGAACAGTCACGAACCTAAACTTGGAAATGATTGCGGAGGCGTTCAGCTACGGAACACGCGCTATTGCGAATGCCTCCACAGACAACATAACACTTGCGGATGGCGCACTTGATGCTGACCGTAGCATGTATCTAAAGCTGACTGGTGGTGGTCAGGCTTGCACAGTAACATTTTTACCAGCGACCATCTCAAAGGTCTGGCTAATTGAGAATGCAACCAGCTATACTCTGACATTCACCCAAGGATCAAGTGGTGCAAATGTTGCAGTGCCTGCTGGTCAAGTCAAAATGATCGCTACAGACGGTGGGGGCAGCACAAACGGCGTTGTCTACGATCTTTTGACAGACGTAAATCTGGCTGGGACAACTGTCATGTCTGCTGCATCAATTGATGATGTCGCAATAGATGGCAAAGTCATTACGATGACTGGATCGTCAGGCGACACAGCCACAATAACTGTTGCAGCAGATGGTGCGTTGGAAATAGCGACTACAGATGCAGCAGCGGCTGCGGGTCATATTACTTTAAAGCCAGATGGAAGCCTTTTCTTGAATGAAGGCAGCACGGCTGTTGGTGAATTTAAAGGTGTGTCCAGCGACCTTGTCATCAAGTCTAAAGTTCAAGACAAAGACATATTGCTGAAAGGTGATGATGGAGGTGCAGAAATTACTGCATTGTCTCTTGATATGTCTGCGGCTGGCGCGGCTACGTTCAACAGCACTGTTACTCGCTCTTTAACACGAGGCTCTATTGACGTTGGAAATAGCTCTGGCGTGTCTACACCTTTAGCTGCTGGGACAAGTGGTTATTTTCTGAAATCTGACGGAACTGATGTGGCTTGGGCTGATATCCCCAGTGGATTTATGGGAAGCGTTATAACAGTTAGTAGCAGTGGTGTAACCACCTTAACCGCAGCACAGTCTGGTTCTTTAGTCAACGTTACAAATTCAGCGGCTATTATTAAATTACCCACAGCAGCGGCAGGATTGTTTTTTGGTTTGAGAAACACCACAGATACAGACATATTAATAAGGCAAGCCTCTGGCGCTGTGTATATGAACTCTAAATTTATGCCGTCAGTAGTAAGAGAGACTGATGGTTTTGTTATTATTGTAGGTGTTGATAGCACTCATTGGGTGGCAGATTATGACGCTCCATCAGGCAATGTAATAACTAGATTTTCTAACTCAAGCAATACTAATGGTTATACAGCCACATGGAACACAAGTCCAAATGTTACGTCTATTGGCATCTTTATGCAAGGTGGACAAAACTATATGAGCTACGGTTCCGTTGGTGGAACCACCGTTTACTATGCAGCAGGATTTGGAGGAGTCTCTTATTCTGAAAAATTAGTTACATCTTCTTTGCCTACATCATTAACTATCTCTGGGAACCATATGCCAGCCAGCCAATCAGATGCTGCAAACCCACCTAGCTCTTCTAGGCTGCGTGTAAACGGTTCAGGAGTTGATATGTATGCTGGATATCCGCAGGGAGGTTATGCGTATGCCTACAATCCCACCTCGCTCAACGCTAATGGTGGAACAGCAACAGGTGGCGATTTTAACGCTAGTGGCGGTCAAGGCAGAGCGAGTGCTGGAACCACTTACAACAGCTCTAACGTTGTCCTTTCTGGTGCGGCTGGAAGCGGTTCGCCAGCAGGAACTGGTGGAAGAGCCTACAATGGCACTTCAAATTCTGGGACAGGCAAACTTTATGATGGCACTACTTGGACGTCAAACCAAGCGTCAGGTACGCAAAGTTTTCGACATGCTGGGGGTACAGGCGGCAATGATGGCACTGCAACTGCTGGGGGAGCAGGAGGGACTAAGGATGGCAGTTCTGTTAATTGGGCAGGTTATGTAGGAAAAGAGTTCTACCTGCCTCCTGGTGGGACTAATGCAAAGCCCACTGCGGAAGGATATGAGTCTAACTTATATTTTGGTCATAATGACAGAGACAAGGGGCCAGATGGAGCAGGATTTGGGGTGGCTCCATCAGACTTAGTTTTGCTGTTTGGCCCATCCTCTTCCCCGTTGTTTACTAGGACTACACAATCATTGGGAGCATCAAACTTTGGTGGCCCTAACCCTGTTCCGGGACAAGCTGTCATAATAGAGTTTAAAGGATAAAACAATGTACGATGAAGCAGTGTTGAATTTGTATGCCAACAATTACCCTAATTCTATGACCGATGAAGGGACAATGGCTGTTGTAAAACAATTACTTGAAGCAACGGATTGGATGGGTCTTTCAGACACTCCCACCATGACAACTGCTTGGGCAACGTACCGTGAAACTTTGAGGAATCTTGAAAACTCTTCAAATTGGCCTGTTCTTAATCTTGAAGAGTGGCCTCAAAAGGTGGTCGAATGAAACTTATCCCTCCAGAATTAATGCACAAAATTAAAGTCGTGCATGGTGAAATGAAAGACGCAAAGAAAAAAGTTATGCACTCAGCATATTGTCACCCAGACTTTACAAAGGCACACAATGATCTAGTAGATGTGACCTCTTGGGTTAGACAAGTTTATTTTGACCATGCCAGATATAGATGAGCGCGTCTCTGCGCTGGAAAGGGATGTTGTTGCTTTGCAAACAGAGGTGCGGATACAATTCAAAGAGGTCTTTACGCGCATTAAGCGTTTAGAAGGAATTATGATCGGTGCCAGTGCGGCAATAATCTTGATGCTTATGACTGTGTTAATAAAAATGGGGTAAAATTATGACACCAGAGACGTTTGATAAATTCAAAGTTTTGCCGCGAATAATGATGCTGGCTGTTACGGTGCTGACGTATCAAAGTGTTCACTGGTTTATGTCTATCCCCCCAGATCAAGTAACAAATGCCCAAGCGGGTTTGGTTAGCGTCTGTATGGGCGCACTTACTGGCTGTTTTGGCATCTTCATAAACGGTGAAAAAGCATGATGGCTCTTCTGGGAAGCCTGCTAGGCTTCGGATCATCGTTTCTGCCGTCAGTGCTTGATTACTTTAAGGCCAATCAGCAGCAAAAGCACCGCATTGAAATGATGCAAATCGAGACAGAGCTTGCCCAAAAGCGTTCTGAGATGAAGCTGGTCGAGCTAGACAAGAAGGCAGACATCGAAGAAACAAAGGGGCTGTACGCACATGACCGATCTATTGACGCTGGAGGCTTTATCAACGCTCTTCGGGGTTCTGTTCGTCCTATCGTTACTTATGCCTTTTTCGGACTGTTCGTAGCCACAAAAGTCGTGATTATGGTCAAGGTCACGCAGGCTGGTGGAGACTGGATGCAGGCCGTCGATCTCATGTGGGATGGGGAGACATCTGGATTATTCAGCGCAGTTCTGGCATTTTGGTTCGGAAATCGGGCAATCAGTAAATATGCAGGGAAATAATTATGGGCTACAAGTTAAGCAAACGAAGTCTATCTAGGCTGGACGGTGTAGACGAAAAAATGGTGGCTGTCGTGAAGTACGCTATCGGCGTTACAAAACAAGACTTTTCGGTAATTTGTGGACTGCGAACAATAGACGAGCAACGTGCTTTGGTTGCAAAAGGGGCTTCGCAAACCATGAGGTCAAAACACATCGACGGTAACGCCGTTGATTTGATGGCTTACTGCGATGGCGGCAGATGGGAACTGAACCTCTATGATGAAATTGCAGACGCCATGAAAGAAGGCGCAGAGGCTGTGGGCGTAAAGCTACGCTGGGGCGCTGCGTGGACTGTTAATGATCTAGGTGCTTGGGAGGGTAGCGCAGAGGACGCTATGAACAGCTATATAGACATTCGCAGATCACAGGGACGTAGGCCCTTTATCGATGCTCCACATTTTGAGACCATGTTCTGATGTCACTGCAATTGCTGAAATACAACGCTGGCATCGTCAAAGATACCACAGAATATTCTGCTGGCAAAAACGGCCCATTTTATGTGGACAGTGACCTTGTTCGTTTTGTTAACGGATACCCAGAGAAAATTGGTGGATGGGAAAAAGACAAATTTTACGCATTAGATTCGTCTGGGCAAACAACATCTACTGAAGCTACGCTGACTGGCATTGGCCGAAAAATAGTTTTTTGGAGAGCGTCTGATGGTGTTGACAGAATAGCTGTCGGGACAGACAATCATCTTTACATAATTCAAAACAACGCGATTTATGACATTACGCCGCTGCGAAAAACCACAAGTAATCTCTCTAATCCTTTGGTTGTAACAAGTGGCAGCACAACTATTACTGTAACCGATAACTCTCATGGAGCTTCAAACGGTGATTTTGTTG